GCCTGTAAATTCTCCATCGCCGTTGTTAATCTTTGCCCCGCATTTGCATAACTTTGTGCAAGTACTAACGCTATCTTTTCATTATTTTTAAGTAAATCTTCGCCTAATTTAAAGAAGTCTTCTAGCGTAACTTGTCCTTGCTCCATTAATTTATCTAATTGTTTCATTTCTATATTCATCGACGCTGCTAGATCAGCCATAAAGCCCGGAATCCTTTCTCCTATCTGGCCTCTCGCCTCTTCAGCCTGTAATTTTCCCTTCGACAGGATTTGGCTAGCGGCTAGCATAACGCCCTTAAATTCTTCTAATCCTTTACCACTTGCCAGCGTTCTAGTTAACAATCCTTCCATCAAATCACCGGTTTCTTTTACATCAAAACCTGCGGCATCTGCTGATGCTTGAAGTTGCGTAAATCCTTTTAATAATGTTCTCTGAGAGATGCCATATTTATCAGATAATTTTGATACTTTTTCTAGCGAAGTATTATAGCTTTCTTGATCAGGAACAACACCAGATAAGGCCGTTCTCATCCTGTCCATTTCAGAGGCAACAACTGTTGCACTCTTCGCAAATTTAAGGAAAGCCATAGTTCCCATAACCGCACCGGCCCCTACCGCGCCCATTATTCCTCCAGCAACGGCTTGTCCTCCTGTCTTACCCGCTTGTCCGATTCCTGCACCAAGAGCAAACGGAGCTACACCCGGTATTAACGCCGAAGCTCCCGCCATACCTTTACCCATAGACCCCAAAGCTCCTTTCGCGCCTAGACCCTTAAACCCAAAACCTATTTGCTGTAGAAAGCCTCCTTTAACAGGTGTAGCTAGATCCTTATGAAGTCGCCTTACTTCGGTAGCTGCTCTTCTAGCCGCTTCCTCCGCTTCCCTCAATCCATCAATTGTTCCTTTGGTTGCCGATCCGCCTTTTGCTGTTTCTTTTGTGAACTTACTTTGTGCAGAGACAAGATTCCCTGCTTTCTCTGCGGCTGTAGTTAATGCCTCGTTTAATTGTTTGTTCAGGTCTAGATCTCTCTTAGATAGTGTTAGTGCCTCCATTACTTGTGAGGGATCTTTAGCGACTTCTATACGTTTACGTATAACCTCTAAGTCGTCTAAATTAGTTTGATGTACCTTTTTAGCTGCTCTTAATTCGTCATTTTTTAACTTAACCCTGTCTATTAGATGTTTCTTCTGATGTCTAAACCCACTTTCAAAAGAGGTGGTAGTAAGGGCTGTTGCAAGCGTACCTAGATTTTTAATCTGATCTATCAAACCTCCGCTACCTTTCATATTTTTTCTATTTAAAGAAGCTTGATTTTTTATCGCCGTATTTACTTTTTCGTATAAAGGTACTCTTATTTCTTCGTGCTTATTGAGATCTTTTAAAGCCTCTGTTTGTGCTTTCCTACTTCTATTAATCACGCCGGAGGAATTTTGAACAAGAGAAGAATATTCTTTCTCTTTACCAATTAAACGGTTTAAAAGATTATCACTAGCTTCATCTGATATGCCTAGTAGGTCTTTCTTAGCATCAAAACGAGCAGTATCTAATCTAGCGGAACTTCGACCTTTTCCCCAAAAAGATGCCATCATTGGCATTGCCGCCCCGGACATACCACCACTATCTCCACCGCCTCCAGACGTTCGCGCATCTACTCTTACTGTTCTATTTAATCCACGGATGCGGGCTTCGAGTGCGCTGATCGCTGACATCGCAGCGCGGGTATCGACTCTTATGGCGTTACGTTTACCTAAATTTTTTAATGTCTTTTCTAACTTGATTGAAGACTTAGTTAGCTTCTCGAAGCGATTCTCTAACTTTTTTAAGTCGCCTTTATTTTTTACATTGATCTGAATATCGGCTGCGTAAATTGCCAACGATCTAACTCAACTTGGTTATTTCAACAGTTTAGCGTCGTCTAGCCTTTTTCATAGCATCTTCCTGCTCTTGATTGATGATTGAAAAATAAGCAGACCAAGCCAATAGCTCTTGAAGAGTGATGTTTTGGTAGAGCTGTTGGAGGGTCATGCCTAGTTCCTTCGCGACTCCGAAGGAAAGCATCATTAAATTATCCTTCCGTAGTTGCTTTTCTAGTTCTTTTCATATCGGTGGGTTCTTCCTCTGCCTCCGCATCACTGATTACGGCAAGCATTAAAGCTTGGACATCTTGTTCTTTACAGAAATGCTTTAACTCCGCTATATGACTGGCATTAAACATACGCTCACCGGTCTTAGTCTGGGCTTTGTTGACTAGCAATTGGAGAGCGAGTGTATTGGTGTCATCGGGATTCTTTGACTGCGCTTGGGCTTTTTCACGCTCTGCCATTGTGAGTGGAGCGCAGTAGAACTCGACTTCTTTCCCATTCGTTAAAACAACTATGCGTTTTGTTGGCTTGAGGTTCGCTGCCTTTTTTAGCTCGTCGATCAGGCTTAATGCCATAGTTACTTAGTTAAGTTACCTAATTATATACATAAAAAAGACACCCGGACTAGGTGCCTTGATAACATTTCCAAACTCAGTTTAATTACCAAGTAAATGGGTTGGCTGGCCGGAGAGGCTAAAGCTTAATGAACCGACAATGACATCCTCCGGAGATACATTCAAACTAAATCCCATAATTGAGATTGGTGCTTGAATGTAGAGACTCTCATTTAGATCTGGTGTAGCTGTAGTACCAACAGTGTTGATAAATAAGCGAACTTCGGCTCCATCCTGATTTCTTCTCATGCTATTACCGAGTAAACGGTTAGCGAGGTTGGTTTGATCGTCCGTGAACTGAACTTCCATTGAGCCAGACCCCGAAGCAAACCCGGCTTGCATTGTTCTAAATGAAGCAAGAGAACCTGTGGTGTTAACTGTGCAAGGTAGAACAGTTGTGTCAATTTCCTCGCGAGATAAATCGAGAGAGAATGACTTAACTTGACAAACCGCAGCAAATTCCGCGTAGTCAATCTTGATGTGATTGACGCTTGTATTTGTTGTGTCAGCACTACCTGTACCACCGTTTTGAACGAGGGTAACAGCAGTACCACCGGCTGCCGTAGCTACATCAATTGTTGTAGCTGTCTTAGCCACAACGTAATAAGTTGTACCGGCTGTAAGTGCTGTCGCGATGCTTGCACTTCCCTGAACGGTAAACTTAACTGGATCGTTAACACGAAAGTCGTGATCGGAAGGAACCGTGATTGAGGAGCCTGCCGGAAAATCAGTGAAATCTTTGAGGCAAAATTCTGTAGACGCTGGTTGAAACCACACGCTTCCATCGGTACCTGTCAAGACTTGACTTGAGCAAGAAACTGGAATTGGTCTATCTCTCTATGTAGAGAGTCGAAACAACAGCGGGGCGTTGTTGTACTCGGGGGCTAGTACTTAATTGGATTCTAACTTAAATGAGTTGCTTTGAAAGGACAGCTAATGCTTGCCATGTAATGAGGTCGATCCTCTAAAGCTGCAAAGTTAGGTCCATTAATCACACCTACTGATCCATAACTACCGGTTGATGGATGAGGGTTGCAGGTATTTAGGTTATTGAGTGCTGTCATTACTGATGTAATCATTTCCTGCGCTCTAGCTGGACCTATATTTTTAGGGGTGAAACATTCAACGATAACAACACCACGTAGATTCTCTAGGCTTGGACCTAAAGTAATTTCAGTTGTACCTGTGAAGTTAACTCGAATTAGAGCGTACTCAGTTGTTGCGTCGTCATCGGTATAAGTTTGGTTATCTCCGTAGCAAGAAACAGCAGGAGTTAACGCTCCTAACGCCGCTATGACTGGGGCTTCGTAGATTGATCGGATGGATTGGAGAGTCATTTGTATTTTTTAAATACGTTGGTCATTGCTTCGTCATATCTCTTTTGCATACCATCTCCTAGTACATAACGAAGGTACCAGTCTTTCGGGGCTGTTTTATTTGGTGCATTTCCCATTTGTCTCCCTGTTGGCGTGGGTAGCAAATCCATTGCATAGCCACGGTATCGAGTCATATTTCCAATCGTATAACCTTCTAAATTTTCGTTGTTTGGTATGAAAGGTATTAAGGGTTTTACATTGTCGGGCTTACCTTGTGCTTCCCTTGACCTAATCGCAGAACGCATATTAGCAGGATAAGTTGTGATACTCTTTTGCCCCCTCTTTACTTCCCAAGATCTAGCAAAGATGCCATCCCAATATGGACCCTCTTCAATTAAACCTTCAACAATATTTTCTGCTGCATCTTTAATACCGTCTTTGAGTGCTTCTCTGAAATCGGGGATGAGTTGTGAGATGGGCTTTGGCATTATTGTGGCCTCACAAAACAGGTGTAGAAAATAGGGTTATCTCCTCGGGTTGTACTAACACGGACAACACTTGCGGTTACGTTGTTGCCTTCGGCTTGGTAGATAAATTTATCTGAAGTCTTTATATATGTTGTGCCGAGTTGGACTGCATCAATCAAGATCTTTGCGTCACTAACTTGTAGTACTCCATCTACTTCTGAAGGTGAAACTTGAGTGATGATTGCTTTGACTGCGATGCTTGTTTCGTTTGGAGTAACAACACCAGTGGTTTGGTTATAAACGCCAGTTCCGTTGACACGAACGAATGTCATTGACTGGCCCCACTTCGTAATTAAGGGGCCGGGGATAGAACCAAATACGTCGTCAATCTTGCTCACGATCTCACCGCTAACATGATGGACTGACTACCAACTTTTGCGTAACAACGAAGGAGGTCTTTGAGCCAAGGGAATAAAACAATGATCTTAGGACCAGTAGATACGTTCTTTGCTCCGTCGTACTCGTCATATTCGACTTCGAGTTCACCTACCCTTTCCTTCGATACGAAAGTACCTGTTGTTGTTGTCTCGGGTCCGTCAATCATTACTGATTGATTGGCGTGGAGTTTGAGAGCTAGCTCGCAAGTTGCTTCAACTAATTGGTTGGGAATGGTTGTGCAGACAGTGGCATCGCAAGAACCGTCGGCTGCTACCTCCCTCGGCCATTGCAATGCCTGATCATCTAAGCATTTTGTTCCGTACCACTGAAGAGTTTCTAAGTTTCGGGTCGCTACTTGTAGAGCTAAATCTTTCTGGGCATCACTTAATACTCCCCAAGCTGCGTTATTAAATGATGTAGCAAAGTATGTATCAGCGTCAGCTCTGGCTACATAACTTGTGGTTGTTGGTAATGACATCAGAGTGGAACAGCGATGATTTCTAAACCTTTATATTGAGATCTTAAACGGCGACGAGTTTTACGGGCATCGTGAGAATTAACATCAACAACAGATGGATAATAAGTTGGTAATACCTCTTCAGGGATACCCTCACGAGGCATGAGGTAAAAGCGAACCATTGAGATCACTTAGTTACCCCGCCTAACTTAACTCAGTTTAATAGAAAAATAAAAAGGAGAACCTTTTACAGTTCCCCTCTTTATATTTACTCCAAGAGCAATTACGCCTTGTTTGTTGAATAAGGAGTGTTAACAGTTAGCTTCACAGCATCAACCATCTTGCGCTCTGTGTAAGCAAGAGTCCATGAACCCGCTGTACCTAGAGTGGCGTTAGTTGGGTTAGCTGAACCACCGTACTTAGTTCCACCTAAATGGAAGCCGTAGTGGTAGCTAAGAGCTAATACGTCTTGGAGACTTAAGATGTTCCTGTCGAATTCTACTTTTAAGTCTTGCTGAACTCCCTCATTTACCGCACCTGCACCAAGTAGATAGATCGGATATTGGTCAGAACCACCTGAGTTGAGAGTTGGTGCTAATAAATCATCAACGATGACACTTAATCCCATGAAGGTAGCTACTTGAGTATTAGATACTCCAAGGCCGCCGCCTCCCCAAGAAATTGCTGTTCCACTTGCTAAGTTGTTAGCTGAGAACTGCAATGCTCCTACTTCCTGCAAGTAAGCATAAACATCGCTGTGCATTGCGATTGTGCTTAACTCACCACCACGCTCACCAAGTAAGTTCTTGGCCTTAATAACATTGGATAATGTTAAATAGTTGACGTTAGTAGAAGTTGTTGCGCTAGATGCGTCAGTAGTGTTACCTGCTAGAGCAGTCGCGAAGATACCGTCAAGCTGATTGATTAGAGTAGCTGTACGAAGCTTGTTGATTGCTTTGGCAAGTTGGTTGCGGATTGCACCCATTGGGTCAGATCCAGTACCTAACTTACTGATGTCATCTACGGCATAAGAGAAACCACGCCTAATGATTGGCATGATTTGGTTTGTTGCCTGTACTTTCTGAGGAGTTAGATAACCGTTAGAGCTTGTACCCCAAGTGTTATTTGACTCGATTCGCTCTTCTGTAGGAGTGATCGGTTTAAAAAATGGGACTTCTACCTGTATTCCACCCGCTTTAGCGTCTAAAGCTGAGTTTCTTGTGACTGCACCGGATTGAATCCATTTACAGCCGTTATAAATGTCCTCTTGGACATAGCCCAGAAATTCTGGACGTGTGACGAGATCACCTAAAAAGGTACCGCCACTATAGTTTTGAAACGTAGCCGCCATTGGCTTTTATGAAAAGGGTTCCGTGAATTACCCTCTGAGTGCTTCTGCTTTCAGTACTCGCGCAAGTTCAGGATTCTCAACCTCGAGCTTGATCGCTTCCGTCATATTTCCCGTTTTATAAGGATTGGACATTCCGGGTGCGACGCTTGGTGACGCTGCGTTTGATCCCATTCCTCTACTTCCACCCGCTGCAAAATGATGTTGCCATTCCTTCGCTTGCTTCAAATTACCAAGGTAATCACTAAGACTCTGTTCAACGCCCCCGTTTAACACAGTCGGATTTCCTTCGTCGTTTTGTCGCAATTGAGGTTTGAGCAACGTGTACATTTGCTCTGGGTTTAATGCGTTGGATTGAGATATTGCTGATAAAGAACTGGCTTTGAGACGTTCTGCACTAGCTGATTGGGTCACAGACTCCAACTCAGTTCGTAACTCAGCAGTCTCAGTAAGAAGACGGGTTTCAAGCGTTTTGCAACGCTCTTTCTCCGCTTCATACAGTTCTTTGTAAGCACCTTGACTTTCAAGGTTTTCACGCACCGCCGTTTGTTGAGATTCTTGCAACTGCGATACTTCAGATTGAAGTTTTGCGAGCTGCTTTTTTGTCTGTTCCGCTTCCTTCTTAGCTTTGGCAGCTTGAGAGTTGGCGAAACCTAATTTCTTCTGTAGTAATTCTTCGGCGGCACTGCCTTCCGGTGAACTAACAGGTGGGTTGGGTGGAATTGCTGCGGGTGTAGCGGTCACGGACTCACTAGCAACGTCGGCCACGGGCTCAACTACCGCTGTATCCTCAGACATGCAAAAACAAGAGGTTATCTATATTCTACCCCGTACTTACTTAATTTGGTAGCAATTACTTAACTAGGTACTGTTTCTTTCTTCTTTGTCGCTCTTTTACGTGGCTTACTAGCTTTCTTGGGTGTACTAGCTTCAGTTTTCTCTGTGTCCCAACGGGGCCACCAAGGACTCGGGTACCAACATGCCATCTCTTTACTTAAATAAGTAGCTTCATACTACAGGAACTACAACACATCGGCAGTTTGGGTGAACCGCTGGTAGAAATGGGAAGTCGTTAAGTCTCTTCTTTTGAACTCGGTGATAAGGGAGACATACAGGACAGGTATTTTCTAATGTTGCTAACCACATCCATTGTTGCCCCGGTGCAGCAATGTCACTCCATAAATCTCGGGCTGACTTGTTGGCAACATCCCAGACTGCGGCTGAGATTGTGTTATTGGTTCTGTTGAGAATTTGGTTTGCGTAGGAGCCCTTGCGGATTTGTGATATGACTCGACCATTACGCTCTAGGGTTCGGACTACTTTGTTAGCGATCTCTGTTGTAGGCAGCTCTTTAAATAAAGAAGTGCGAACCATTCGATCCAAATCCTTTGCCATGTTTATTGTTAGACGGTTAGCCGTTCCCGGCGTTCCTAAGATTGCGTTTAATGTCACACCTCCTATTACTATCTTTTCAAGTAGTTCCTGATTACTTAATACCTCCGATTCAGGAGCAGGTTGGTCTACATACTTTGCCGCTGCTTTTTGTATTTTTGGTCGTATTACCTCTAGTTCTGGCGGGATCTGTACCCGAAGAACGCTAGAAATTGTCGATAATATCGGTAAGGCTAGGGGTTGGATATGTTGCCACTCATAAATTCTAAATTGTCCGTCTGGACTTAGTTCGTTGATTAGTTGACGCAGCTCCAACATTGCGAGGCGCAGGATGGGGCGCACCTCTTTCTCTATCCTGCCCTCAACTTGACTTGCAAAAAATAGAAATAAGGCGAGGAGTTCATCTTGCTTTTCTTTAGTCTGCATACTTGCCGGATCTCATTGGAGTTGGCAAGGTCATTGATCCTTTTGTCTTACCTCCGGCTGCATCACCACTGGTAATACCTCCACTTATTTCTTGGTTCTTAATTTTGACTTCTGCTTTAGCTTGCTCTAGGTCCATTTCAATCTTGTCTTCCATCTCGTCTTTTGTTCTCATCAACTCTTTATCTAGCTCTACGTAAGGGGGAATAACCTCTCCCTCTTGCAAGATGCGTAGGAGTGTCTCTTGCGAGATCTGGTTTTGCATCTGGAGCTGGAGCATCGCAGTGATTTGGTTGCCATCGAGTAGACGGTTCTCGTAATCGCGTGGGATGGTCACGCTTGGTGCTTCTACACCCGCGTAATCCGCTGCCATACTTAATATCTCAGTTATCGCTCTGGCTAGGTCTTCACTGATGATTGACATGATTGAATCACTGTCAATTCTGTCCAGACGCTTAGCTTCGGCGGCTGCGTTGGTGATGTTTTGCCTAGCTAATGTGCTAATTCCGAGGCTGCTGATTTGCTCTTCGAGTGTGCGTAGGCAATCAAGTTGACTTTCAAATGAGTCGGAGGTTGCTTGGACATAATTACAATCTCCATCTGGAGGGAGCAAGACAGCCGTATTTACAGATAAGCCAAGCTTGTTATCAGAGTCGGGGTCGAAGCCCTTTAACACTAGGATCGGTTGACTACCGACGTGAATACTGTGGTGATAATCAGTGAAGCGTTGGCAATAGGCGATGTTTAAGTTCGCGACCTCCAATAGCGGGGGTCGAGAAAGGAGTGTCCCGAGACGGTTGGAATACACTGTGACGACTGGTATTCGGTCGAG